ATTAAAAGATTTGAAAAGTTTAGAAGATAGGGTTTGTGAAGAAGGTTTAGAATATTTCAAAACGAATTTTCCGAAGGGTGCAAAGGTTATAGATGTAATTAGGAGATTGGAAGATGTAAAAAATCCAACAGGTTGGATCGGTTGGCTTTGTGATGTTTTTAAACTTACTTACGAAGCTAAAAAATGGTACAAGAACGGACAACTTAGATCTAATTGCAATTGCAAAGATGGGCAAAAGCATGGGCTTTGTCAGGGGCGGTACGAAAACGGAGACCTTGAATTTAGTTATAATTATAAAGATGATCAAAGGCACGGGCTTTGTCAGGAGTGGCATTCGAACGGGCAACTTTGGTCAAGTCGCAATTATAAAGATGGTGCATTAATAGAGGTCTAAACGCATGGATAATTTAGAAAAGTTTATTACATTAAAAGATTTGAAAAGTTTAGAAGATAGGGTTTGTGAAGAAGGTTTAGAATATTTCAAAACGAATTGTAATTAGGAGATTGGAAGACGTAAAAACTACAACATGTTGGATTGGTTGGCTTTGTATTGCTTTCAAACTTACTTACGAAGCTAAACGTTGGTACGAAAACGGGCAATTTCGATCTATTCGCAATTGCAAAGATGGTCAAAAGCACGGACTTTGTAAAGAATGGTACGAAAACGGACAACTTCGATCTAATTGCAATTGCAAAGATGGTCGAAGACACGGACTTTGTCAAGATTGGTACGAGAGCGGGAAGCTTTGGTCAAGTTTTAATTACAAAGATGGTAAAGAGCATGGGCTTTGTCAAGATTGGCATGAGAACGAGCAACTTTGGTCAAATTGTAATTACAAAGATGGTAAGCTACACGGACTTTCTCAAGATTGGAACGAGAGCGGGCAGATTTTATCTGACGATACCTATAAAGATGGTCATTTAATAAAGGGCTAATTATGAGTAATTTAGAAAAATTTATAACATTAAAAGATTTGGAAGATTTGGAAGCTTGCGAGAAAGGCTTAAATTATTTCAAAACGAACTTTTCGAATGGCGCAAAGGTTATAGATGTAATTAAGAAATTAGAAGGTTCAAAAACTACAACAAGTTGGGTTTTTTGGCTTTGCAAAGCTTTCAAGCTTACTTATGAAGTCAAACGTTGGTACGAAAACGAGCAACTTTGGTCAAATTGTAATTACAAAGATGGTAAACTACACGGACTTTGTCAAGATTGGCACAAAAACGGACAATCTCTAACAAGTTATAATTACAAAGATGGTAAGGAGCATGGGCTTTGTCGATGGTGGTATTCAGATGGGCAACTTAGATTTAGTTATAATTACAAAGACGGTCAATGGCATGGGCTTTGTCGAGAATGGCACGAAAACGGACAACTTCAAACTAGTTACAATTATAAAGATGGTGAATTAATAATAGAGGATTAATTATGAAAATTGTTAATATACGAAGTAAATTATGTAAACTAGAGCAATCTTTAAGTAGTGTTATTTTATATCACGAAAACAACCATACGACATTTTTTAAAAATAATCAGAAGCTAGAAATGTTTAAGCAGGTTAGATTTGCTATTCGGCAAGCTATTCAGACAATTGATGATTACGAATTTGAATCATTAAATAAAGGGGCTGATTATGAAATTAATATTTAATGTTAAGATTTTTATACAACTTCTTTTGATGGCTTTTTTTATTGGATCAATCTCATTTATTTTAAAATATTGTAGTTGCGGTCAACTTGAGATGAAATCTTTAATACTTATTAAAAATGATTTTCGAATAATTAAAGATAGATTGGAGAAGTTGTTATTTATGCCTCAAAAGGGCATATGCGTTGTCAATTATAATTTTTTAATATATCTTCATAAGCATCATATATATAATTTTTTAAGGGTAGCTTACTATGAAGATTGTTATCAGAGAACGCATCGTAAAACAAAAGATAGCGAAGTTGCTGAGGTGTAACGGTGTATTTTATTTTATGCCGCAATCCGGCATTTATGGAAAGGCGGGCATTGCAGATTTTGTTTGCTGTGTTGATGGTCGTTTTCTCGCTATAGAAGCTAAAGGAAGTAATGGGAAACAGACAGAACTGCAAAAACAAAATGAATTAGCTGTGAAAAAAGCGAATGGAACTTATTTATTAATCGATGATAAAAATATATCGCAGCTAGAAAAGTTTATTGTTGGTTAATATAGGACTAATTATGAGTAATTTAGAAAAGTTTATAACATCTAAAGATTTGAAAGCGTGCAAAGAAGGTTTAGATTATTTTAAAACGAACTTTCCGAATGGTGTGAAGGTTATAGATGTGATTAAGAAATTGGAAGACGTAAAAAATTCAACAGGTTGGATTTTTTGGTTATGCAAAGCATTTAAACTAGATTATATAGCTAAAAATTGGTACGAGAGCGGACAACTTCGAACAAATTGCAATTTCAAAGATGGTCAATGGCACGGACTTTGTCAGGGATGGTTTAAAAGCGGAAAGCTTTGGTCAAGTTATAATTACAAAGATGGTCAATGGCACGGACTTTGTCAGGGATGGTTTGAAAGCGGAAAGCTTTGGTCAAGTCATAATTACAAAGATGGTCAATGGCATGGGCTTTGTCGAGAATGGCACGAAAACGGGCAGCTTAAATCTAGTTATTTTTACAAAGAGGATCAAAAGCACGGACTTTGTCGAGAATGGTCTGAAAGCGGAAAGCTTCGATGTAGTGATGTTTTTAAAGACGATACGTTAAAATAGGACTAAGCATGAGTAATTTAGAAAAGTTTATAACATCTAAAGATTTGGAAAGATTAAAAGCTTGCAAAAAAGGCTTAAATTATTTCAAAACGAACTTTTCGAATGGCGCGAAGGTTATAGATGTGATTAAGAAATTGGAAGATATAAAAACTACAACAAGTTGGATTGATTGGCTTTGCGATGTTTTTAAACTTACTTATAGGGCTAAAGAATGGTATCCAAACGGACAACTCGCGTCAAGTTATAACTACAAAGATGGTCTATATCATGGGCTTTGTCTGAATTGGTATCCAAACGGACAGCTTTGGTCCAGCGATGTTTGTAAAAATGGTCGAAGGCACGGACTTTGTTTGGATTGGTACTCAACAGGACAACTCCAAACTAGTTACAATTGTAAAGACGGTCGAAGACACGGACTTTGTTTGGATTGGTACTCAACAGGACAACTCCAAACTAGTTATAATTACAAAGATGGTAAAGAGCATGGGCTTTGTGAAACCTGGCATTCAAACGGGCAGCTTTGGTCCAGCGATATTTATAAAGATGGTAAATTAATGTAGGGCTAATTATGAGTAATTTAGAGAAGTTTATTACATTAAAAGATTTAGAAAATGAAGCTTGTGAAGAAGGGTTAAACTATTTTAAAACGAACTTTTCGAATGGCGCGAAGGTTATAGATGTAATTAAGAAATTAGAAGACTCGAAAACTACAGCATGTTGGATTTTTTGGCTTTGTGTTGCTTTCAAGCTTACTTACGAAGCTAAAAAATGGTATAAGAAACGTTGGTACAAGAACGAGCAGCTTCTAGCAAATCACAGTTACAAAGATGGTAAGCCGCACGGACTTTGTCAGGGATGGTATAAGAACGGACAGCTTCAATATAGTTTTAATTATAAAGATGGTAAGGAGCATGGGCTTTGTCAGATTTGGTACGAAAACGGGCAACTTCAATCAAGTTATCATTACAAAGATGGTAATGCATATGGAATTTGCTTATTTTGGCACGAAAACGGGCAGCTTTGGTCAGGTTGTGATTACAAAGATGGTTGTATTTCCACACAATGATATATAGAGATAAATATTTAATTTTAGATGGTAAGTTCCCTTTTGGAATTAATAAAGTTATTAAGCATAAGGAAGTTACGATCTTGCCATGGACTTATGAAAATTATATTTTTTGCCTAAATAATAATATTAAAAATTTACCGTCTCCGATGGAGACTTTTAATTGGTACTTGTCGCCACTAAAACCATACGATCATCAGAAAATAACATCAAATTTTTTAGTTTTGAATGAACGGGCTTTTTGTTGGAATGAGGCGGGAACCGGTAAAAGCGCATCTTGTGTTTGGGCGTATTGCTATCTTATTAAAAACCATCCTTCCATAATACTAAATCCTCGAATGATGATCGTATGCCCTTTATCTACTGTAAAATCAGTGTGGAGCAAAGAGATTTTTATGATTGCTCCTTATCTACATGTTGCTGAGATATTAGGTAGTCGAGATAGGAAAATTAAATTATTAAAAAAAGATCCTCAGGTTATAATTGTAAATCACGATGGTATTAAATCATTAAATAGCGAACTAAAAAAATGGAATCCTGCCATCATAATCATTGATGAGAGCACTGCTTTTAAAAATGCAAGGACAGATCGATGGCGAGCTTTGAGAAATCTTGTGAAAGATACTGCATATTTATGGTTATTAAGTGGTACGCCTGCACCTCAAGCGCCTACTGATTTGTACGCTCAGGCAAGACTTGTATGTCCTGAAAAAGTTGGTAGAAGTTTTTTACGTTTTCGTGATTTGGTTATGCGCCAAGCTTCTCAGTATTCCTGGGTAGCCAAACCAGACTGGCAAAACATCATTAAAGACGTTATCCAACCTGTTATTAGGTTTTCGCGGGAAGATTGCATTGATTTGCCTGCAGTTGTTGAGCAAAATTACGAAGTTAGTTTAAGCCTTTTGCAGAAGCAAACTTTTGCAACATTGCGTAAAAGGGCTGTAGTACTAACTCAGGAAGGTACTATAACAGCTGTTAATGAAGGCGTGATGCGTAACAAGTTATTACAATGTTGCGCTGGGTATGTCTACCTTATTGATGATACAACTGGAGAACGTATAACTAAGGATCTAAATCCTGATAATCGCATAAGAGCGTTGCTTGATTTGGTTAACGAGACTGATCGCGGAGTGTTAGTGTTTGCTCCATTTCTAAATGCTATAAAATTTATTTCTAAGCATTTCAATGCTAATAAAATTTTATACGATGTTATAACCGGCGAAGTTTCTGTTAAAAAAAGATCTATTATATTTAATAAATTTCAAAAAGGAGAGATTAAAGTTTTAATCGCGCATCCTAAGACAATGGCTCATGGTGTTACGCTTACTTATGCGGATACTGTAATATGGTATCTGGTAACAAGTGATAATGAGCTTTACGAACAAGCTAACAGTCGCATACAACGCATTGGGCAATATCATAAAATGCGTATTATACAATTACTCAGTACAAATTTAGAGCAAAACGTTCTAAAAAGATTAAAACAAAAGCAAACAATGCAAGGTGTTTTGCTTGAAACGTTGGGGCAAAATAAATTGTAAAGATAACTTGACTTTATAATTTAAATTTGTATACTAGCCCTATTGATAATTAAAAAGTAGGTGTTTTATGCCAGTATTGACAGTAGGTAATTTATTGAACGAAGACGAAGTAAGCATGTGTCCATTTTGTAATCAGACGTGTTTTTATGAAATAGAGTATAACTCTGATTCGTCTACTTTCTTAACTAATACAGCTTGTTTCAGAGCAGGTTGTCGATGTCGTGATGGCTTTATAGTTTCAAAAATTGCTACTAATAACTTTGATAGTCTCAGTTCGGAATGGCGTGTGTTTCAAATGATGGGGTTATTAAGTCTTTATGTCCAGTCTGCTAAATTTTGGATAAGAGAACGGAGACTGGAGGCTAAAGATGGTGAATTAGAAGACAGTAAGGATGATCCTTTAGAAAAGTTTGTAACGTTAGAAGATTTGAAAATATTAGGAACTCGCGAGGCAGTCTTAAACTATTTCAAAATGAACTTTACGGTTGGCACGAAGGTTATAGATGTAATTAGGAAATTGGAAGCTGTAAAAATTACAGTAGGTTGGATTGATTGGCTTTGTGTTGTTTTCAAACTTACTTACGAAGCTAAAGAATGGTACGGAAACGGGCAATTTAAATCTAGTTACAATTATAAAAACGGTCTAAAACACGGACTTTGTCGATGGTGGTACGAAAACGGACAACTTTGGTCAAGTTATAATTACAAAGATGGTAAGGAACATGGGCTTTGTCAAAGTTGGAATTCAGATGAGCAACTTCAATCTAGTTTTAATTACAAAGATGGTGAATTAATAGAAGACCCTAGCGATGATCCTTTGCATAAATTTATAACATTACAAGATTTAGAAAATTTAGGAGCTTGTGGAGCAGTCTTAAACTATTTTAAAACAAACTTTCTAAATGGTGCGCAGATTATAGATGTAATTAAGGGATTAGAAGATGTAAAAACTACAACAGATTGGATTGATTGGCTTTGTGATACTTTCAAACTTACTTACGAAGCTAGACGTTGGTATGAAAACGGGCAACTTAGGTCGAGTTACAATTACAAAGATGGTAAAAGGCACGGACTTTTTCAACGTTGGTCTTCAGATGGGCGATTTCGATTTAGTTGTAATTATAGCGATGGTCCTTTAGAAAAATTTATAACATTAAAAGATTTGGAAAGATTAGGAGCTTGCAAAGAAGTCTTAGAATATTTCAAAACGAACTTTCTAAATGGTGCACAGATTATAGATGTAATTAAGGGATTAGAAGATATAAAAACTACAACATGTTGGATTGATTGGCTTTGTGAAGCTTTCAAGCTTACTTATAAAGCTAGATGTTGGCACAAAAACGGGCAGCTTAGGTCAAGTTATAATTACAAAGATGGTCAATGGTATGGACTTTGTAAAGAATGGCACGAAAACGGACAACTTCGAAATAGTTACACTTATGATGATGGTGGATTAATAGTAAAGGGCTAATTATGAGTAATTTAGAGAAGTTTATTACATTAAAAGATTTGAAAGATTTGGAAGATTTGAAAGTTTGTGAAGAGGGTTTAGAATATTTCAAAACGAACTTTTCGAATGGTGCACAGATTATAGATGTAATTAAGAGATTGGAAGACATAAAAACTACAACATGTTGGATTGATTGGCTTTGTATAGTTTTCAAACTTACTTATGAAACTAAACGTTGGTACGAAAACGGACAATTTCGATCTATTTGCAATTGCAAAGATGGTCAAAAGCACGGACTTTGTCGATGGTGGTATGAAAACGGGCAGCCCCAATCAAAATACAATTACAAAGATGGTAAAGAGCATGAACTTTGTTGGCATTGGTATGAGAACGGACAGCCCCAATCAAAATACAATTACAAAGATGGTAAAGAGCATGAACTTTGTTGGCATTGGTATGAGAACGGACAGCTTGAATGTAGTTATAACTACAACTTTGGTCTATACCATGGGCTTTGTCAGATTTGGTACGAAAACGGGCAACTTAAATCTAGTTATAATTATAATTATAATTATAAAGATGGTAAAGAGCATGGACTTTGTAAAATGTGGTACGAAAACGGGCAACTTAAATCTAGTTATAATTACAAAAAGGGTCAAAGACATGGGCTTTGTCAGATTTGGGACGAAAACAGGCAGCTTAGATCTAGTGATAATTATAAAGATGGTCATTTAATAGATTGTTGATTTTACAAACGTAGTGAGTTGAGTGTGTTATGAAATTGATAGCATTAGATATAGAAACATGGGGTTTGAAAGAAGGTTATACATTACAGCCTTGGCAATGCGCTTCTAATGAGGCTGGTATACTAAGTGTTGCTATCGCAAATAAAGGGGGCAACATGCTTGTTTCAGATTGCGACTCAACGCTCAATTTTATTGAAAGTTTTAATTCTATAACTGATTGTAAATGCGAAAACCCTGTAATTTGCGGATGGAACTTGAAATTCGATTTAGCATTTTTGCTTACTTGCGGGCATAACTACTTTAAAAACTATATATATCTTGATGGAATGCTTTTGCTGAAAAGATTAGAACAAGATTTAGAGTCGTATTCTTTGAAAAATACGCTAAAAAGATATTCAAAACACATTCCTAATTATGTTGATGGTTATCACGCAGATATTGAGTTTAAAGTAGGCAAACCTTCTGAAGTTTATACGCAAGAAGAATTACTCAAAATGCACAAATATAATATAAAAGACGCTGAATATACGTATTTTTTGGTTAGGCATTTGGTTGCAAAAGCTACACCTCAATGTTTAGCACAAGCAATTCGTGAGAGTACTTTATGTGTATACTTTGCTGAATCTTGGACTAATGGGCTTCATTTAGATGATTCGGCAATTGCTAATTTTGAAAAAAGCATTGTTGCAAAATTAAATAAGTTCGATAAACTTTTTACAACTATAGGTTTGACTAAAAAAATAATAAACTCTACAAAGCAATTGCCCATTTTTTTAACAGAGAAACTAAACATTACTTTATCTGATTTGACAGAGAAAGGAGCTTTAGCTGTCAATCAAACTGTTTTAAAGAAAATACTCTATCAAAGTTCCGGTATCCCACAAAAAATTATAAAATCGATTTTAATGTACAAAAGCTTGGAAACGGAGTTGACTAAATTTATTGCTTCCGCCAAAAGTTGTTATGTAAATTATCGTAAAGCACATTCTGATCCTATGCTGAATAGTACATATACAGGACGTATTACATATTCGATCCACCAATCTATAAAAAAAGAAAAAACATATAAAAACGGTTCTATTAAAATTACTAATAAAAAAATAACAATAGGTTTGCCAATACATCAAATGAAACGTGGTAAAATTAGGAATATATTAATTGCGCCACCAGGTCATGATCTTTTAGAATTAGATTTCTGCGCTCAAGAGATGAGGCTAATGGCTTGCATTGCAAGCGAGTCTACTATGATAAAGTTATTTAACGAAAATAAAGATTTGCATTCTTACACTGCTGCTGAAATTGTAGGCATTACATACAAAGAATTTAAAGCGTTGGCACAGAGTGATCCAGATGCATATAAGAGGTCAAGATTTATTGGAAAGTTAACTAATCTATCATTGCAGTATAGACTAAGCGCTAAAAATTTGTACAGGCAGTGGCACATAGTTTATGGCATAACAGACAAGACAGAGAGTGACGCTATTATCGCAAAAAATACTTATTTAAAAATCTATAGCGGCATCGGCAGATATTGGAATTCTATTATAGAATTTGCTAAAAGAACGGGTTATGTTAATAACCTAGCGGAAAGAAAGCGCTATATAAGCGAATGGGGTTATGAACATTCATGGAAGTCGGAGCAAACTGCTATTAACTTTCCTATCCAATCCGCAGGAGCTGAGCAAAAGGTACTGGCTTTATTTTCGTTGCGTAAATTTATTGATAAGAACAATGTTAAATTCGCATGGGATTTGCATGATGGCTTGTATTTTTATGTTCCGATTGCTAATCAACAGGAGGTTGTACATGACATGGTTACTATTATGAGTAATCTAGATTACAAAAAAGCTTGGTTTTGGGAGCCACAATTAAAATTTCCTGTTGAAGCTAAGATAGGCAAAAACTGGGGCGAATTAAAAATTGTAAAATAATGAGGTGACTTTATGAATGTAGCAGAAAAAGTAAAAGAGTATATTAGTTTGAGAGGTAAAAAGGCAAAGTTAGAATCTTTAATAAAGGCTAAAGTAGCGCCTATTAAAACAAGAATGATAGAAATTGAAAATGAACTTTTGAAATTTTTAAATGAAACTGGTCAAAGATCATCTAAAACATCGTTCGGCACTCCATATAAGGCGATTAAAAAATTCATTACTGTTTCTGATTCTGAGAAGTTTTTTAAATTTGTAAAAGATACGGACGCGTTTGACTTATTGCATAAAAAAGTTGCAACGTCTGTTTATGATACTTATATTAAAGAGGGAATCGAAGTTCCTGGGATTACAGAAACATCTGAAATTGTTGTACACATTTTAAAAAGTTAGAAAATTTTATTATAAATTAATTTAAAAGAGGTCTATAAATATGAATCTAAATGATATGAAGCAACTACCGTCCTATTTTTCCGAGACGGATCTGTCTGAGAATAAAAAATTAATCACCACATCAGCGGGATTGGCTATGATTAAAATCTCAGGCAAAACTTTTGAACTTTCCAAAGGAGATGATAAAACATCTTTAGGGACATCTATAACAGGAGTTATCGTTGGAATCGGAAGTATTTCTAAAAAATATTATAGCAGCAAGTATAATCCAAAAGTAGAGGCTATGTCTCCTGACTGTGCTTCTGCAAATGGTAAAACACCTGACAAAGCAATCGAGAAGCCAATCTGTTCTGCGTGTACTAAGTGTTCTTTCAATGTTTTCGGAAGCGAAATATCCGGTTTCGGGAATAAAACTAAAAAATGTAAAGATGTGCAAAGGTTAGTTATTTATTTCCCGACTTTAAAGGTTGCAGAAAAGTTATATAGACTAGACGTTCCTGCAGCATCCCTTAAACCATTATCTGTCTATGGGAATATGCTTAGTAATAAAGGCATTCCTGTTTGTGGGGTATTTACAACTATCAGTTTTGATACTGTTGAAAAATTCATAAAATTAAAATTTGATTGTCAACAAGTTTTAAATGAAGAAACTTATAATGCAATAAAAAAAGTTAAACAGAATTTTGAAATTGATAGATTACTAACTATGGAAGTTGCCGCGTTCACAGAAGATTCCGATGTTGCTGAAGATTCCGATGTTGCTGAAGATTCCGATGTTGCTGTTAAAGAAGAATCTAAAAAGGAAGTTAAAATCGAAAGCAGTCAATCAACTTCAGGTCAACAGTTGGAAATCCCCGACAACTTCGAAAGTGAAGTTGACGCTATTATAGACAATATAGAATAGTAATAAACATGAGCCAGTTACTAGACAAAATACAATTAGAAACTTATAGTGCTGTCATTTCTCGAAGTGGTCTTACCAACAGGGATGTTGCTTTCATGGCAAATATTAGTGATTCTTACTTAAGCGTGTTGTTGAAACAAAGGCAGGCGTGTCCTGATGACTTGCAAAATTTAATTTTTAATGAGATTTTGGATTTAATTAAAAAAGAAAAAATTAAAATAATTAAACTTTGTGAAGATACTCCTGCCGAACACGCAGTTAGGAAATTAAAAATAGTTAGAGAATTAAAAAAAATGCTAGGTTAAAAGTATAAGAACTTTAACTGTGTTGGGTTAACTAATTTTTCTTTGATAATGGGCTATAAGAGGACTGCATGCAATTGAAATGCACACTTAATTTTTATAACAATCTGTGGGGCGATGCTGGTGGATATCGTTCTATATGGTTTGTCGGAAAAGATAAAACATTTCGCAGCAATTGGTTTTTAACTAACGAAGAAGCTTTTAAATTTGTAGATGCTTTGGATAAATCTCTATTCAATGTTTATCATGCGTGCTCTCTTTTCAAAGAAAAGAGAAGAAGGCAGACACATTTTTTAAAATCACGTGCTTTATGGGTCGATTTAGATTTGAAAGGTACTGATTGTGCTAACTATGAAGAGCTTTTAAAGCAGTTTGATGTACTCAAAGGGACTGCGTTTGATATTTCTAATTGCTGGGTTATATTTACAGGGCATGGTTATCACGTTTACTGGATATTCAAAGATTATTTGAATAAAGAGCAATGGACTGTTGCTGCTAATCTGCTTTATCAGATTTTAAAAGATAAACAAATCATAGTAGATCCTGCTAGAACAAAAGATTGCGCTTCAGTACTTCGTGTTCCTTATTCTTATAATATAAAAAATAAGGAGCCAGTTTTAGTTGAAATTGTTAGAGAAGCTTCTTTGATAGCAAACTCATCTTTAAAACATAGTGTAAAGAATAACGATCCTGTAACTTCTAAAGTTAAGTATAGCCAGGAAGATTTTAATTTAAATTCTAATCTACAACAGATAGTTAACATTGAAAGCGATGTTAATTTAGTGACTGAAAAATGCAATGTGATTAAAACATTTAAAGAAACTGGCTTTCATGGGAATGAGCCGTTGTGGTATAAATCTTTAGCTGTTGTCAGACTTTGTGTGGGCGGTGATGGTTATGCGCATACATTCAGTGCAAAAGATGTTGATTATAAAGAAGGTGAAACTGAAACTAAGTTAGATCAGTTGCGTAGTAAAGATGTTGGACCAACTCTGTGTGAAACTTTTCTTGATTCTGGATTGTGCGAAAACTGTCCTTATAAAGACAAAATTAAAAGCCCAATTCAATTAGGCGCTGTTTTTAAACCTATCGCAAATGTACTTGAAGAATTATCCGATATAAAAGAAAAGAGTCGAGCTGAAGAATTGATAAGCTTAGCGCCTAAAAATTCTTGGACTGTTTGTGAGAACGGAATTTTTAAAATAAAAGATGGCATTCCTGTATTAGTTTGTGCAGTGCCATTTTTTATCATCGATCTTATTTGTGAGGATTTTAACGATACTACTGTAATTACAGCTATTTTAAGATATTTTATTTTAAAGCGCCCACATCAATTTAAATTACAACTTAAATGTATTGCAGATGATAAAAAATTATTAGGAGAATTTAATAGCCGTAGGATTTTCCCTATTAATAAAAAATATTTAAAAGAATTCTTAGCGTGTTATGTAACTAATTTGCATCATGTATCCCCACAAAGGGCTGTTATTTCCCTAGGCTGGCAGGAAAACAATCTATTTGTCTATAATTCCGAAGGAGATGCTTTTGATACATCTGGAAATATAGTTAATTGTGTTCTTGATAGGAAGGTTAACGGGTATGCGTCTGGCTTCTCTGCTAAAGGAAGCATTGAGAATTGGGTAAAAGCATTGAGTTGTTTAGAAACTGATGATAAATATCTACCACATTTGTTTAGCGTACTCTGCTCAATTGGTTGCCCGTTAATGCCGTTCACCTCCACTAAAGGTTTTTTGTTATCGTTACAAGGCAAGTCAGGAAGTGGTAAAACCTTAGCTCACAAATTAGCTCTAAGTATTTGGGGCAATCCAGATTTGGCTGGTGTATTAAGTACTTATGATACTAATAAAGCTTTGCTCGGAAGAATGGCAACTGTAAAAAACCTCCCTTTGCGCTTAGATGAAGCAACATTGCTGAAACCCCATCAACTATCTGGGTTAATATTTGAATTAGTTAATGGGCGAGGTAGATCGAGAGCTACGATAGATGGTTCTTTGTCTAATACAGCTGCCAATTGGCAAACAGTTACTTTAGTTACTACTAATAAGCCACTTTTAGAAAATGACATGTCGACAATTTCAGAAGCTGAGAGATGTCGTATTCTTGAGTTATCTGTTGAGTTACCTGACGATATTATGAATTGTGGTAAAGCTATAGGTTCGATAATAGAAAAAAATTATGGCGTTGTAGGAAAAGAGATTATTTATTGGATTATTAAAAATAAAGAAAGTTCAATAGTTACTTTAGAAAAATTCTACAATAAATTTCAAGAATTAGTTCCATCGGATAAACGTTTTTGGGTCACTTGCGGCGCTATTGCTTTGTCAGGAGCTTTTATACTTTCCAAGTTAAATTTAGTCAATCTCGATATTAAAAAAATATACAACTGGTTTGTCCAAATATTAAAGCAGCAAACTTTTTTTAATTCTCAAGCTATAACAATGGCTCGTGGTTTTGATTCTAAAGAAGAGTTTGTGCATACCTTGTTTGATTCATTGCATGGGCACATAGAAATTTTCAATTCTAGATATGACACTGTTAAAACACCAGAACGAGAGATTAAAGCAAGATTAGTAGAGAATAGAAATGAAGGGGATACTTTATATGTGCTGACTAAAATAGTTCGTAAGTTTGTAGAAGAGTATTATGTAGATAGTTTGGAATCTGTAATGAATGGCTTTGAGTTTGAGAAATCAGGTGTGCGAAGGATAGGGAAGCATACGATGAGATGCTTTTGTTTTAAATTATAATTTCTTGTTAAAATAACTTGACTTTATAAAATTATTGTAGTAATGTATTAATTATAAGAGGTTTTGATAATGAGCAAAAAAAGTATAATAGTTACAGAAAAAAGATTAGCAGAGTTAGAAGATATAGAATTACAATTTTTATCATTTAAACATGCTGGTATAGATTATTGGGATAGTTACGACCGTTCTGTTGATATTTATGATAAATTACGTTCAGAAAAAGAATCAAAAACAGATATTAGAGAATTTCAGGTAGACATTCAAAATTGCCACGATTCTATATTAGAAGTTCTATGTGAAGGAGTCTTGGGGTCATCAGAGAAGTGTGCGAGAATTGAATTTTCATACGGATCAACGATTATGGCATTTAATTTTTTAGAAAAATTAGCAATAAAAATTGTTAGAACTTTAACGCAAGATAAAATAAAGTGAGAGGCGGGAAATGCAATTCGGATTTTTAAGTTCATTATCACTTATTTTTATGATTTTGAAATTATGTGGGGTAATTAATTGGTCATGGTGGTTGGTTTTCCTTCCATCCTACATTGTTGGGCTAATTGTTATTTGTATATTCTTTTTTTTAACGATAATTAATTTGTATAGGAGACTGAAATGGAACTAAATAAACCCTTATTTTTTATGATGCTCTTGGCGATTATAATTCTATCTTTTGGTAATATGTGGCAGTGTTATCATGTAGAAAACCAAGCAATACGAATAATTGAAAATCAAGCGCCTCCACTTACTTTGTCTAAAGCGCAGACTGATAATTTAAAACATTTAATTAGGTAACTATCATGATTATGTATCCAAAAATAGACACACTTTTTAAAAGAGGTTGTAAAGGCAAACTAATTTTGGGAGAATGGGCTTGTCCTGAGTTTGAATATCTGGCTAATAATAAGTGGTTGGCAACAGAAAAGATAGATGGGACGAATATTAGAGTTTACTGGTCACATATTAAAAAAACATTTGAGATAGGCGGAAGAACTGATAACGCTCAAATACCAACTTTCCTTTTTAAGAAATTGACAGGGATATTTACGAAAGATAAATTTATAAAATTGTTTCCTTCGACAGATATCTGTTTATACGGCGAGGGTTTTGGAAATAAAATTCAGAAAGTAGGTAGCCAATATATTAAAAACGATGTGGATTTTATTTTATTTGATGCTTTGGTTGGTAAATGGTGGCTTAAAAGAGAAGATGTTAGGAATATAGCTTGTAGTTTAGATTTGAAACTTGTTCCTGAATATTCTTTATTAACTTTATACGAAGCTATAAATTTAATAAAGAAAGGCATTAAATCTACTTGTACTGAATTATCCATCGCAAATAACTTACTTACTGAGGGGCTAGTCTTGAAACCGAAGGTGGAATTGAAAGACAGAGCTGGTAATAGAATTATCACTAAAATAAAACATAAAGATTTCAATAATATAAATGATGAGGAGTTTGACTTTTGGGTAAGTTCAAAGTAAAAAACAAGTAATCAATTTAACGAGGAAGCGAAAATGGGAGCAGAAGGTACAATAGAAATTTATGATTATGACATTGTTAGAAAAATAGAATTAGAAATCAACACTACAATTAAAGATGAAGCTAATTATGTTTCTTTTCCAGGATATATATGCGATTGGACGTGCAATGATAAGAACGTGTGCTTTACTTACTTCGGCGAAAACACACTTTACGAGGATGACTTTGATCGTAAAATAGAATTTGAAATAATAGAAGAAGTTGTCCAAGAATTTTGGAAATTGTTTAAAGAAAGATGTCATAAAGAAGCGTCATTATTATTTCAAGAAGTGTGGACTTAGTTTATGTTTACTGATACTTTATGTTTTTAGTTATAGGTTCGAAATAAAAAATCCTCTTTTAAATAAGAGATTTAAATAAAAAAAACAACAATGCCTTAATTAGGGCTTAATTCTTTTATTAATTAATTATGAGGTGACTTATGTACGATCGTAGTGATGTTGAAAATATTCTTATAGATGTAAAGAGTTTTAGTCTTTACATGCCGAAAGACATCCGCTATATAGTTTTGAATGAAAAAGGAAATAAATTCGATGAGTCGATGTACGGACCAATGATTTCAATAATATATAAATGCAAGTTTTCACAGACGACAAGGGCGCATTTTGATAAAATATATCAGACTTTAGAGGAAGCGGAGCAGGATTATCTGAGGCTGATAAATTATTTTGAAAAGGATTTTAAAGATTTAAAACTCGGTAACAACAGAATTTTCATACCAGTTCGCCGAATAGAAGCTGCCTTACATCACAATGTTTATTCGGGAGCTGAGTTAGATTTGGATTTGGGTGATGTACCTGGTAACTTACCTGATAATTTACGTTATGTTGCTTTTAAGAATGTTTTAAAATCGGACTTTGATTGTTTTATTGCGCAAATTGAGAGTCTTCGAAGTAAAAATAGACAACTTATACAGAGTTATTCTTTTATTAACCTTCCTGAGTTTAGTTGCTATACCAAAACAAGCGATTTTTATTCTCTATTACTTTTTAATTCTTATAATAAAGATTCTGACGGTACTATAACTACTACTAAGCCTGCGATTTCGATTAGTACTCGTCTTCGGTTTTGTTTGACAACCTTTTTTAGCACTTTTGATGAAGCGAAAGCAGCTTATGCGAAAGTGAAAGCTATTTTGGATTATCATTCGAATGAATTCATCGAAGTTGTTTGTGATGAAAGTAAAATTTATACAAATCGTAATTTTGATATTTTGGCGAGTTATCAGATCGGTCACAAATCGCATCAAAAGATTAAGGTTGAAATTCTTATACCTTCTAAATTTGGGCAAATTTACGCTCCATCGTTAATATTTAAATATAGTAATTCCGAAGATATAAAACATCATTATTTGGCGCTAGTTGATCAAATACGCAATAAACAGGCATTAAAGGCGTCTCGACCGCAATTAGCTTCTAAACATTTGTTTTGGAACGATATGCAGATTATTGAAAAGGATGCTAAGGATGCTATTGAGAAGGATTGGGTGCTAATTAACCACGTTTAATTGATAAGAGTCGTACTTGAATTAGTGCGGCTTTATTTTTCAATGCCAGCACCGCGTTGGCTAACAATTTATGATATAGAGGTGTAAAAATAAATGAAGAATTACTTGGAAGATGACGGCGTTCAAGTATGGTGGTATGACAATGGGCAAATAAAAGAAATAAAAACATCAGGCAATAAGGCGAAAGGTTTTTGGCAACGTTGGCATGAAAACGGGCAGACAGATATTATTTTCAGAGGCGATACTTATATAAGATATTATGACACAGGTCAAATAGCAAATAAGGGCAACTATACTAAATACAGTGATAGAACTGGTAAGTGGGAAGCTTTTTTCGAGGATGGAAGTGTAAAATCAATCTCACACTTTAAAGACGGAAAGTTACACGGATATCGTGAAGTTCGTAACGCCGCTGGTGATATAACCTACAAAGGAAGTTATAAAAATGGATATGAAGATAGTGTTGATGGAAGGGGTGCAAAAGTAATTATAGAAACTCTTACGGGAGTGTATGGCTAATCATTACTAGTTATTTTATTTTTCAATGCCAGTACCGCGTTTTATATTTTTACAACATTTTAGAGGGACAACTATGAAAACAATGGACATTAACATCCTTAGGGATTTATGCGAAAGGCGCGAAAAAGAAAAATTAATAATTGATAAGGAATTATCGCATATTAGGGCTTTAATAGCTTTATGTGAAGATGCCCAAAATGACACTGGGGGGAAGCATAAAAAAATAAATAAAGGGAAGGTGGTAAATGACGCATGCAGAGATATGATTGGAGAATTTTGCTCTAATGATATTAAAGAGATACTAAATAATTATATTGATGCGGAGGTAAGGCAAATTACTTTATCCTATATTTCGGCGCTGTTAGGGAAATTATCGAAAGCGGGGGTATTGGTTAGATCAAAACGGGGGCTCAGAGTGGGTAGTTCTAATTATTATGTGGTGAAACCTGAGGGCGGGATTAATAATGCTAAAGAAGGCTGAATACCTACATTATTTTTCAATGCCAGCACCGCGTTGGTTAGCTATAATAGTTAATATCCGTAGGGTGTCATCGTGTTGTTCTTTTATTGTAGATTTAAAATTTGTAATTTCATCTTTAATGTCTTGATGTAGTTTTTCGAGTGCTATCGATAACGTATCTTTAGTAATATAATTAGAATTTAATTCTCTGTTAAGGTCGCTACATTTTTTTTTGAATTCATTTTTAGTTACAAAATTAGAGAGTGTCCACAAGAACAGGTAGATAGTTGTACATGCCATTAATATCGCAAGAAAGAATTCGGATTTTTCTAACACTTCGAAATGTGTCGAGATAAACGTATCATAGAAATTATTAAATTTCATGGCTAAGGTAACAAATAATCCAATACCACTGAATATACTTATTATCTTGATGTTTTTATTCATTTTTTGTTTATTTGTAAAACGGTCACTATTGCTACAGTAGTTAGAAGAACAGTATTAATGCTAAAAGCTATCGCCATAGCTTGCGGATAAATAGCTCCTAAATCTTTAGAGAGGTATAGTAGATAATTGATAATATAACTTGAAAAGCATATCAGAGCACTAGCACGTAGCGCTTTAGTAGTTTTAGTATAATATACATAGGACGCTGCTAAAAAGCCGTAAATTACGCTGAATCCGCTAAAGCGTTCTATAAATAATTTTATTTGTAATGGGAAGGAGTTTATTATTACTATTAAAGTTAGCAAAACTGATAGTGATATTAAAACCGCAGCTATTAATTTAGTATGTTTCATTGGTTTCTCTTTTAAATAAAATAGTAGATTGTACAAAAATTATATACAATTAAACTATAACATATTTTTATATTTTTACAACAATTTTAAGAGGAGTAGTGGTTGACATGACTGATGATACAAATGATACAAATTACTGTTGTAGGCGCTTTCAAACTGATGAAACAAATTACTGTTTTTGGCGACTTCAAAAGGATACACATTGTAAAAACGCAACGTACGAGACGGATTGTGGGTCAAGATATACATTTTCAAGTGGACGTATTAAAGACCATTACTACCATACGTTTTGCCCCTACTGTGGCAGAGAATATAAAGAAGTGAAGGATGAGCAATAGAAGCGAAAAGTTAACATCACCCGCTTTTTCTAGCCACTCCTTTTATTTTTTCGTAAGTTCGTAATCCTCCCATGCCCAACATCGCAAATACTAATTCTAGCAGGTCATTGAAGCCCAAGTCTTTTATAACGTGTCCGGTTATGATGCTAAGAAGGGGATTGATTATAAAGTGTACAGCAATTCCGATTGCACACACCCAACCGATTGCGGGTCGCCAACCAGCAACAAAAACGCTTTTGTGAGCAGCTTCAACTTTATTGATTTCTGTTTGCGCTATAGCTGGCTGCTGTCTCATCCGTTCAAGCAGTATCTGCTTGTCTAGCCGCTCTCCATCAGTAGTAAAAAGTTTATCAAGTACGTTTCCGACCGCATCAATTGGAGAGACGATTTCTTTTATGCCTGTGCTAAATATTTTTGAGAAAAAGCCCATTATTCGTCCTCGATATTTTTATTCATTTTTTCTCAATTTCTCAATTTGCAAAACCGTAGCAATCGTAACAGTAATTAGTAAAATCGTATTAAAACTGAAAGCTATCACCATAGCTTTCAGATAACTAACACCCAAATCCATTGAAAGGCATAATACGTAATTAATCATATACGCCAGTATCAAAACTCCTAAAGAAACAATTAATGCGCCTGTAACTAACGCACCTATAACCATCGTCACCAATTTAAGTTTTTTCATTTAACCATTCATATTTCTTATTAGATTTCTAATCTTATTCATATCTAAATTTGGACAGGTTTTACCTTGTTTTTTGCCGCTTTCAGTTTCGCAATGTCCGAGTACCGCATCGTAAGTTAATTGATATTTTCTCACCAATTCATTACACAACAGCATTATTGATTTTTCTTGACTCGCAGTTGCTGCATTTCCAACATAACATACTCCAATACTTTTTCTATTATACCCTAAACATTGTGATCCTTCTTCATTATCGTCCATAAATAAGCTGCTGTTGAGGTATCGTCCGCATTCTATTTGTCCATCAAGATTCTCAAAACGGCTGTTATTTTTAAAATCTTCGTAAGTCGGAAAACCGTTCATTATGACAAAATGATAACCGATATCTCGCCAACCTTTCGCCATATGCCAGTCTCGAATTGCTCTACAGCACCCCCACTCGCCTGCGGAGCAATGCAAAATTATGTTTGTGATTTTGCTCATTTTATTATTCCACTTAATCGTTTGAAAAATATTCTCCATTTTGAAATTCTGTATCCCTTCGGCAAATCTCTCGGATTTTTAAAAAACATAAAACCAAAAGGAATATTCATTTTTTCAGATAATATTTTAACTTGAGATAATGTTAAAACTCCTGCTTTAATATCATTTGATATTTCTTCTTGTTTCCAAAGTTTTTCTATAAATTTAACAAATCCATCATAGCCCCTTGCATAACAATAACAATTAAGCACTTCAATATCTAACTTTAGAATAACTTCTTTACCCATGCGATAACTCTCAAATGGTTGCAGAGGTGGGATTTGAACCCACGACCTCCTGCTTATGAGACAGGTTAGCTACCACTGCTATACTCTGCTATTACTTGTTATTACTTCCTTCAACCCCTCTCTTTTCCCTATCCATTTTACGTGATAAAAGCCATAGGTATGCCTCTTCTAACTTAGTTATCGCGATATTATTTTCGCGGCATTCCAAATTTTTATTAAATGATTTTAAAATATCTCTTAAGACTAAAATTAAATCATCTATTTGAATCCCATTGACTCCTACTTCTTTAATGGGAGCACTTTGTAATTGAACTTCAATTTTTGATATAGGATTGTTATTGGCAAAATCAAAAACCTTATCTAAATCAATATTATGAGAATTTAATTGTAAGAAATTTTTAATAAGTATCTCCAAATTTATTTATAATGTGTATTAGAATCATTATATTTAATTGCTGACCACTTTGTACCATCCCATACAAAACCGCTTTGTCCTGGTATCCATGCAATCTCTTGCCATGGTGCAAATAACTCGCTAATAAAATCTTTAGAAGCATCTTTAGATGCTTCTTTTACACCGCCTATCTCTACCATACGATTCTCTCCTTTAGCACTGTTTAAATATTTATTTTATAAGAAACTGAAAAACCATATAAATCCAAACTCGGCTGTTGCTTTTTATAAATTATATCTACCGGATTTTTAGAGCCGCCGTTGTAGTGTGACCATGAAACGCCGGCAGTTAAGTTTTTAGAGATTTTATAGTCTAGCCCCGCACCGTAGGTAATATTTATTTTATCTTTATTAAATTTCTCACCATCCAAAGGCTGAAAATAAGTGACCCCACCGCGAGCATATGCAATGAAGCTTTCATCGAGAGGAATGTTCACGCGGAGGGTCAAATCGGCTATCTGCTGTTTGATTTTAAAATTTTTAATCACTTTATCGTTGATTGCGAATTTTAAATCACGTTTATCAGTAATCAAATACCCCGTTTCTACAGCAAAATGTTTTGTAAAATTATATCCAACAAAAGCACGTCCTGCAAAATTGGTTGTATGCTCTTTGAATAAGTTATTATTAAGACCGTCATAAACGAAACCGCCTGTTGCGCCTACGTAAACAGACTTGTTTGAATTGGTTTTTGGCGATACGCCATTGGCAAATACATTGCAACTAACTACTAGTAATGCCGCTAAAAATATTTTTTTCATTTTCTTACCTTAATTTAATTGTTAATAATTTCGATATCGTTTGTTGAAAACGATACTTTTTTTTGCATTTTTTGCGTATTTTCTGCGTTTTCCTCGATAAAAGTTATTAAATGCGCCAAAGAACTTTTCCTATCAGGAACTTCAGGCGGTTTATCTTCTTTAGACTTATGCTTATTTTTATGTTTAAAAAATCTTAGCATTCTTTATTGTCTGCCGCTTTACTTTCGAATTCCTTTTTAAAATCAGCCATAAGCTCTAAAAGTCTATCACGGTAGATTGGAAAGCAAACTCCATTAGAATTTTCTACAACTTCATAGAGTAGATTAAAATCTACCTCATCAATATCTAAAACTGTAGTTTTTGCAAGCGTCTCACGCAATAGTTTCGCTTTTTCAGGGTATTTAGATGTAACACGTTCGAGTATTGGAATTAATGCTTCACACGCAATGCCCAAAACTACTCCTTTTGTATCATAAATCGGTTTATTAAAATCTAACTTCATATCATTCCTCTTCTTATTAAAAAGAACTTATGCTATCAAAAACGTAACAGATTGTCAATGTTCGTTATGCTATTACAGTTGTCGTTGTAACGCCCCCAAAATTTTTAGTGATTTTAACATCGCCAGTCGTTGAATTAAAATATAAGCTGCAATAATTAATCGCTGGAGTTGGTGTTACAGTATGTCCGTGTAGCGACCAAAACATCTCGGCAATTACATCCAGGTCATCATTTAAAATCGATATAATTGAATTCCCTGTATTATCTTTAAAAATAATATCACCAGTTCCAATGCCTCTTATATCCTCAACTTCTACGTGCCCTCCGCCCGCACCCAGAATTACGTTTTGGCTCGATGTGCCATTTAACGATAAAGCCCCACCTGCACTATCGATTGTCGAGCAATTATAAATTTCTCCGCAAGCTAAAGATAGAAACGCAACGTGCGCCATAGTGCTTAAGTTTTGATTTATCGAACATGAACTAGTCGCGTTAAAAGAAGTCGTTCCTGCGTCAATATTAATCGTATCGTCAGTGTGACCATTCGAGAGATATAGCGGCGTTTTACCTGTGTTGTTACCCACGGATAGGTCATCTGAAACTTTAAGAAGATTTTTTTCAGGGTAGTGCGGGAAATTTTTACCAATAGAGAACGCGTTTTGCATCGCCCCATCACGTATGACATCTAAACTCGCGCCTCCTTCTTGATTCCCGTCATTGATCCAATTATTGAGTGTGGAAAAGCTAAAACTTCCCTGCTCAATATAACCCGCAGGTGCAGGGAGTTTTTGTCGGAATAGAATCGTATTAGAAGTATTTGTTATATCAGCCGCTTCTATTAAATTGTCGATAGTAATATAGTTTTTGTTAGCTTGCGCGATTCCCGGTGATTGTAACGATAAATCCGAAAAAGTTAGCGTACCTTTGCCGTCAAAGTGAAAACGATTTGCGCCGTCTATCAACATAGTAACGCTATCTGTCGTTCCCGCTGTGTATGCTAGATTAACTTCTTTAGTGGTGTCAGAATCCCTGATGACCATCATTCCTACGACATTCGCAGGATCGCCAACACTGCTACCTTCAATTCTAAAAACCGAACGTCTCGCTGTGTTTTTGCACAAAGAACTACTTTCGTTAACGCCAACCGCGTTTGTGATATTTAAAACCCCGTCCTCTTTTAAAATTCCAGAACTTTCAATTACCCCGTTTTTAGTATCATTTACTGTTAAGATTGAACCCGCGGCTGCGTAATTTATTATTTCAACGTCCGTTAATCCTGTGAATGAGGTTGCGCCCCCGCCACCACTTGCTCCACCTGCGCCAGATAGAGTTCGTATATACGCTGTCTTATTCTCGAGTGCCTCGGCTAAATTTGTAGTACCCTCTTCGATTAAAATTAACGCTCGATCGGATGCGCCCGCAACATCCTCGTTAATTACCGCATTGTAACTTAATATAGCTGTCATTCCATCCGTAAAACTGTTGTAAATAGCTTGCCCATAGGCAATCATTACCGTATATTTTTCATTATTCGGAAATAAAATCGTTTGCTGAATAGTCCATTTGTTCGGCGGCACTTCTACTAACACGGTGCTACCATCGTCATAAAAATTTGGATCTAGGTCAAAAACTACTACATACGTTGCGGTAATTGTGCCTGTTGCTGGAGTGACTGGAGTGCCAACAATTTCATACGTAAATGTTGTTGTTGATGGTGTCCCCGTTATTATAAAAGAACCATTATACTCGGATTGGTCTGCGTCTGCGATCACGATTCTTGTGTCCGCGAAAATTTTATGCGGAGTAGTGGTTGTGGCGGTTACAGTCGTGCCTGACCGCGTTAAAGAAGAGACGCTTAACGTTGTAGATGTGATTGTTGAATTACTAGCTCCCCGATAAATTCTTAAATATTCTATCTCAGAAACTGCTGGAGTAGTCGGCATATTCGGATTATTTTTATCCGTTTCATAATTTGCACCGATTCGCGAAGACAACCCAACAGTTTTGTTTAATCGAAGATTTGCTCCGTTCGCAGAAAAAATATTCCCACTTTCGTTTACAGTTCCTTTTTGAATTATAGAATTAATCCAATCGATATTCGCGCTCAGATACCGAGCGGGATAAAAAAATCGTCCAGTTATTGTACTACGGTTAAAATGACTTAACCGTCCAATACGTGTAATAGAGTTAGCCATCTGGGTAGGCGAGAAATCAGTTACCTGCATTACAACAGCCCCCCCGCCATCCAGACCAACAAAAGTTCCTGCATGTGATGTTAAAAAAGGAGTTGTCAATTCGAGTTTCGGGTCCCATGTGACTTCCGTGCGTACGGGATTATCAGGATCGGATTTGTCAACAACATAACTATTACCCGGTTCAGGTATATCGTATTTCGTAGGATTAGCATTAATTGCTAGATTTCCTCCGTTCGCTAAGCCCGTAAAATCCATACCTTCTTTTATAGATGTCTGTTTTAATCTAAGTGTACCCATATCATTATCACCTTTTATCGTCTTAAGTATCTGTGGTAAATTCCTAAATAATCTATGTTACCACCTATTGAATTGTGTTGTACTTTAACGCCAATTAAATCCCCTGCGTTTCTCGGCGCAGAATATATTTTTGTTAAATCTAACTGTACAAATTTATCTGTTTTTCCTGTAAAGTCATACAATGTAGCAGTATCGCTTTCAGCTACAGCATGATAAGTCGTATCTGCAAAAAAATTTCCATGATCAGAAAATAAATCTATATCACGACTTGTTGTAGCTGCGCCAGCAGTACAAATACCAACCAGCAAAAAGTCTACAGTTGAAATGTAATCCTGCGGCATGACAAAATTAAAATGTGCCGAGTCATTTTGCCCTATGCGCTGCACGCTGAAATATCCCCTAACATTATCATACGTTGCGGGAATGAATAAAACTCGTGTCGTAAACAACAATGTCCTTAACCAAGTAGGACCGTTACTAACTAATTTAATGGAATCGTACTGATCAATTAGTGGATAATTTGTGTAAACCCCATCAATTAAGCCGACCAGGACAACGAAGTAATTGCCGTCTGTGGTGCGTTTTATGGTCAACTCACGCCCGGGGAAAACCGTTGAATCAGGTAACACAACATTTATATTCCCTGTAGTCGGATTTGCCACCACAACATCGTCTGTTGGCTGAATCACGTAAGGTGAGGTCGTTGTAGTAACTAGATTAAGTACTTTTGAACTTCCAGCAGAAACGGTATTATACCTAGCAATTAATTCGTCTCCGATTTCTTTTAGAGTTAGCCCTTCTGGGTCTAGCCAAGTAAGTGTTGTGCCACTTACTATATACTCCTTAATTTCAGCCCTTCTCTGCCCGTTTAAATACAAATCAAAGCCGTTATTATCCAATGGTGCTGTTGGTAAAGTAAACACCGTCTGTCCGTCACTAGATATGTTTAGCAATTTTTTATCAGGCGCTGGCACATTGTCATCGAAGTATTTTTTATCGATGATATCCACATCAGCTGTTATTGTCGGGTGCGTAGCGTAAGTCATTTTTTCTATAAATTCTTTTGCGCCATCAATAATCTGTGATTGATTATTTATATGACCATCAACGACACCTGGTCCAGCCATCTGTATCCCTGCCAATGCGTTATGCTCCTGCACCGCAGCTTGTACAATTCTAGTACTCCCGTTTTTTATTTGTTCGGCTAACTCGATTCGCACTTTTCCTGTGGTCGTGTATGCGGATGAAGTTTTAAAAACGATTCGATAAGCGAATGGTGCTTCTTGGATTTCCAGTTCAGTAAGATTAAGATGCTCAATAGTTTCTGCATTCGCAGAAATTAAAGAATCGTGCTGTTGCTGTGGCATTATGAGAATCGATTTAAAATCTGTATCGCCGTTAATTGATGGGTTTTTAGTCACCCAAAGGTTATAGTATTTATTATTTTCACCTTCAACAAACGTCCAATTTCCCGTCACCAATTTATTGTAGTATATGTATCCCCCAGGAGCATTTGTAAAAGGAAACGCAACCCATTTGTTCCACGCCCACTGCCCAGCCGCATGTTTTCTAAAAATTGTGTATAGTCCGCCAGCCGCTAAAGCAGGTAGCCACGTATGCAAATCCTCATCAGCTACTGTTCCAGCCGTTAGCGAAAAAGTATTATCTGCGTCAATAGGGGTAACTGGTTTTTCTTCATAATCTCCGATCACAAAATCAGTTGCGGGATCTAAAATATATGCGCCGTTACGAACATGCTCTTGCTTGTGCCATTGCGGAATTCCAGTTGATGAATGCCTTTCTTCGTTAGCGAAACCGTCAGAAACCGCTTGACTATATTTCGCATACGAAATCGGAACATCTATTAATAAATCGTATTTTGTTGTACTAAACTGAAAAACATTAGCGCTATCCACATAAAAATAATAATTATCATTCAGATGAGGGTGATCAAAAATTTGCGCCGAACTAACGGTGTATTTAACTGATCTTAAATAGTAAATAAAACTTGTTGCGGGTAATTTAGGTCTGACAGCTATCGAACGCGCTGGTAGAGTTAGTGTGCCGTCAATTACTAAGGGAGTTCCTGTCGGGTTATAAAATATTTCGCTATTTTCTATATCTGGAAATCCGGTGGGTGATTGTAATCCGCCGTAAAATCTAGTATCCAATTCATTAATTCCGCCAAAAACTGAAGTATCACTGGTATTTAACTCAGGGTTATTGCGCGTAAAAATATTTTCGTCATTTATTTTATAAATTTGACTTGATGCGACATTTACACTTCTAGGGTTAAGCGGTAATAAATCAGTCAGATCATCTCCCCACAAAGCAGTATCTCCGATAACTACCCAATTTGTGCCATGCCATACAATCTCTTGTCCTAGCAAAAACGACCGTCCTGTATTAGTCTTAGTTACATCATTATCCGTTACATTTGCACCAATGATATACATCCAACCAACTTGCACTTCAGCCAAAGTAGGAAAATCAGCAGCAACAAAGATAACTCCTTTTAAAATAAGCTTGCCGCTTCCACTTAAGATAGTATCCAGCAAAGATATAATTTGATCGCCCATTTCGAAGCACCGTTAATTAAATTGATCTTGTTAATAAATTTATTTGCCTTTCAGCTGACTCAGTAGCATTGCTTACTATTTTTAAATGCTGAATAGAATAAAAATCTATAGCTCCTAAACCATAAGCCCTTCCTGCGCTACATGTAATGGAGACTAAAATATTATCTATGTTATAGTAATTATAGAAAGTAAGCCCATCATATGAAATTTTAAAAGTAATTGCCGTCCCATCAAACGCAGCAGGCATGAATATAGTCTTCACTGTCGTTGCATACGGATTGATAATATTACTTTCGCTCTGACCGCTCTGAATAACCGCTACCAATGGCGGGATTAATTGTGTTGTAAAATTTTCTATTATTGCCATTTTTTACCTCGTTAATTATTTATTACATCTTCCAGCCTATTATTTTGTTATAAAGAGTAAGTACTAAACCACCAAAACCACCTGTATCCTTATAAGCATAATAAACTTGGCTAGATAGATTCGTCACAACGTCTTGTATCGTAATACCTAGCGGCGGTTGCGTACCAGCAGTTGGGTTATAACCTAATATTACTGTCCATTCATCATCCTCAGTTACACTAGGAGTATTTTCAAACGGCGAATATATCATGGCTCTTGCATAGCCTGCTGCTGCAGGTGTATTTCCTGGTGTACCTATACTAGATCGTATTATTGCTAATACCTCCAAATCTGGAGGCGTTGGTATTACAAGAAGCTCGTCTACTTTAGTCAGACCTTGTAAAGCTGGTACGTTTGCAGTATTTTTATTTTTCCATATTGTCGATCTAACTCTTGATATTTTGCATTGATGCATATAAAACGGTTCGATGTGAGTACTTACATCAGTAAGCACGCTACCAAGGTATCCATAAAATGAATAAGTCGATGCGTCTGCTAATAAATTAACAGCATCAATTGATATATCATATCCAGCATCAAATGTCCCATCGACCTTACCTAACGCAAATTTGTGATACCAAGTATCTGCAGTTAACGCTACTGTGCTAGCTCTCCCGCCATTACCAGTTCCCTCAGCCCATACTTGATCTAATTTTTTAAAAAATGCATTATCTCTGTTAACTATAATTACAGAATTAGGAAATGCCGCTGTCCCACCAGAACAAGAACCCGCCGATATATTGACATCATATTGTGGATCAGAAACATTGTTGGACAATAACATTTCATTGATAAATGAATTATTGATAATTACATTTTGATGATGTTCCGATAATCTGAAATTAGTACCATCGTATTCAAGTTCTGTATTCAATCCTTTTTGGATTTCGCCTCCTATTAAAGCGTGGTTACTATATGTTTTAATAGTCTTAACACCTAAACTACCTACGTTTATTGTAGCAACTCCTGTATTTGTATTTGTAGGATTAAAACGTATCCTTAACCCATCTACATAATCTGTGGGAGATTTCATCGTTCCCTGAGCAGATACAACATATGTGTTAAGCGTTCCGCTATCGACAAAGAAATCTCCAGAGGTAGCATAAACTGATGAGGACTTCGAAACTTGAAAATTATCAGCTTCATTTAAAGTCTGTCCTGTATCTTCGACAACATTCTTAAGTTCTTGAGTCAGGGGGTTATATTCATCAGCAGCAACTGCGTTGCCATTTATTTTAATCGGTATATCTTTCATGGTGCTAACTCCTCATTAAAAACAAGTCTGCAATCTACAGGAACAAGTTTGTTGAACAAGCATTCTAATAATGCGGCGGCGCTCTCTCCTAATGTAAAAGGCAACGTTAGGGGAAATACATCGCCAACATAATGCAAATTTTTAATAGTAATTATAATAGTATATGCTAAAGCTAAATCACTTTCTTCTAAAATAAAAGGCAGCGTTAGGGGGAAAATACTATTGGCAAAAGCATGGTCTATTTTAATATCGTAACCTAAATATTTAGCTAAAAATATCCAGTCATCTTCTGTTAGTGTATTCATCAAAGCTAATTTTACAATAACCCATTTTCTTCTTATCTCAATAGACTGATCTTTAGGGTTTTTAAAACATTCATCGGGTATGCCTACAACAACTTCCCATTCTTCAATAAAATCATTAGTCGTTTGAATGTAAATTTCGTCTGCTACTTTCTGCACTTTCAACTCTAATCTTAGTATCGATTGTGCCATCGCTCCTAAAAAAGTTCTCATATTTGAATTATTTAAATTCTTAGCTCTAAATAACTCACCGCCAGGCAAGTAGTTTGCTAAGCTTTGAGTTATTTGCTCATGTGTATCAGCAACAAAAATAGTTTGATTCCCAGGATAAACGAGTGTCATGAGTAGTTTATATCCCCCAAAATTGGTAGCTTAGACGCACTTACAGTAATGTCACTTACAGGTTCAGATAAAGAAAACGAAATTAATTTCTCTCCTGTTTCAGGATTAATAGTATCTTTAATAGCACTTCGATAATCATCTATTAAAATTTCTTGTCCTACATTAACGTCATCTAGAAAAAATTGTTTTAAAGACAACTCGATCGCATCTCTCATAGATTGAGAGTTAGGCGACAATGCGGTAAATGTAAAATCAACAGGTAAAGGCGTTGGGGACAAGACAACAATATTATCATCATCTCTATCGATAGGTTTATAAGCTAAAATTCTATTTTTAACCTCGGCAATCTCTGTAGGATTTGGAAATATGCCTTCAGGATCATTATCGCGAACAAAAAAGTTTGTAACAAATCCGACAGCAGGCGTTTTTGAAAAAATCCAAGCTCTCGTGACGCCAGATGTGTTTAGAATTACTTGCTTTACGAAGGATTTATTAAAAAAAGCAAATGGATTTCGCCAACTATCTTCCACTCTCAATTTATACTCTTCGTTTGTTTCTATATCAGCTCCATTGCCAATCTCATTAAATGGAACATAGTTATCGCTGCTAACCCCAATAATAGGAGCGTCAAGTGTAAGTTTGGCATTTAAACCTAAGTTGCTACTATAACCTGTTTTCGAAGATTTAATTTCTACGTTGGCAAACACAGATGTCGAATTACCAGTCGAATCGCTAGTAGTGGACAAACTACTAGTACATGTGAATTGTGTGTTACTAATTATTTGCGCTATTGTAAAAGTTCCGTTATAAAGCGGGTTAATAACCCCTGTAATAGTAACAGTCATATTTATAGAATAATTATGCTCGACACCTGTATCTATAGTTATCGCCAACCCATCGGATGTTATGTTTACAATGTTAATTGTGACAGACTGTACGAGATAATTATCCCCGCCAATAACGGAATATTGAATAGAATCAGAAGTATTAAGTAAAGTTCCTAAAGGTATTACAGATAGAACAGTACCTTCAATAGGAATAAATCCTGTGGCATATGTCGCAGCTTTAAGATCAGCATTTCTTAGAAATCCCCAATACTTTATAAATGTTAAATTAAGAGCTGTCTGTAAAAAAAATTCTTGCAGTAACAACGGTATTTTACGTTCAATGTCAAATAATCTACCTGCTACAGCTATTCCTATTGATTTTATAATATTTTCTTTTTGAAAAGGGTTCAATTCAGGCAATGCTGATTGGATATCCGCAAATATCATAAGAGCAATTTCCCTTGGATTTTGTGATGTAGAAATAGCCATTTTATATAGAATTATCTGTAAAAGATTTTCTCACAAGATCATAACCTTTTGTGGTTATGATATTATTTTTAATGAATTTGAAATAGATATTTAAAATTCTATTTTCAATAATTCGCCCTGTTACTTCTACTCTATCAAAAAGATCATCTTCAATTAACCATTGTACACAGTCTTTACCGAAATTAACAGCTTTGTTTACAGTATCTTGCAACAATCGAGCTTCAGATAAAAGCCATAATTTAGAACCAATTTCAAAATTTAAAACATCAGAAGCATCGTTACCCCACCACCCTCGTCTTTTTTGTGGTAGCGCCCTTTCACTTTCAGAGGCTCTTCTCTCACATAAAATAGACATCTGAATCGCAGAATCTAAACCCTCTACATAAGTAAAATCTCCGTCAGCAAATGAAAAATCGTAGATTCCCTGACTATTTTTACGCATCTTAATATCTTCTATCTTATTCATATTGATGTATTTGTACCCCCGCCTGTTATAGTACCTGTTCCTGTCCCTGTATTCACTTGCACAGCATCTCCTAATCTGGCGATTGGCTGACCTCCTGATCCTAAATTTACTTTATTTGCATTTACATTTACATTGTTAGCATTGTCGATATTAACATCTGCTCCTAAAACATCTATATTTACGGGAGATGATTCTATTATAATTTTTTGAGCATTCTTGATATGTACGTTTCCGTCCTTATCAAGTTTTATAACTACTCCTGTTACCAAATTTACGATTCCAGACTCACCCACTTCTAAATTTTTTTCCCTTTCAGATAAAGCACAACTTATTCCTACTCTACTCCCTTCGTTTCCGTTGGCAGAAAATAAAAACACGTGCATTCCCACAGGTGGTTTGGAAAAAAAACCATACGGAGTTATCAAGCAAGCGGATACATTTTCTTTTTTTAAATAGGAAACATAATCTCCAGGCTTAGCTTCAGTATCAGGTATAGACTTTGTTACTTTAGCCCATTTAACAATATTTTTAATTTTAGCTAGTAAATCACGCATGTTATGGTTCAGGAACTCCTAAAATTTGATAATCGTCCGCTTCTTTGTTATCTTTCTTCTTTTTTTTATTTCTATTAACCTCAGCTGTAAATGCATCAGAAGTTAACAATTTCATTTTAACAAGCGATCCTTGGTTCTCTAAAACAGATTGAGAGTATTCAACAGATGTAATTAATAATATTGATTTAATATCGTTGATAGTGTCGTTTACTCTAACTAGTTTATTAGGTTGCCAAATACCGTCATCTAATGCAGGTTTAAAGTAAGGCACAGTAACTTCGTATATAAACGATTGCCCTCGCCTAAAATTAGCTTCCCAATTAACTCTTAATTGAGAATCTTCTTTTGAAGCCTGTCCGTCTTCTGCTGAAAATGTATACTGTCGACTTGGTCGGATATCCGTATCTACAGCATTCGCCACTATAGATGCTGAGTCGTCATCAATAGGAACGCCTAGAATAGAATAGTCATTCTGCCCTACAATTTCATAATTATGGAATCTTGCCGTAAAATCAAGGGTCATAATAGAACTTACTATCGTATTAGGATCATCGATGTTTTTCGACAATATCGTATCATACACTTGAGTTCCAGCTCGTATAAACTCTATATTTCCGTCATTTGTTGTTATAGGGATGACCTGTAATTTTTTGGCAAAGTATTGTAAGAAATCATAATAACTAATACCTACTTCTGTAGATTCTGTACTAGTAAGTTTGGCAAGTTTATAATTATTTATAACTTCTATGTCAGATAATCCGAGATCCGATAAAATTTTTCTAGTTAAATTTTCTAATGAAATTGGGGGTGTGAAATTTAACGATGCTGCTGTACTATCTAGTA